CCGAGATCAGCGCCCTCTGGGACGAGATCTCCGCAGAAGTCGAACAGCTCAGGTCTGAGGGGTTCGGGTTCGACATCCCGTCCGAGATGCCCGACCCAGTGACGATCTATCCCGTCGAAGATGAGCGATCAGATGACCCGACTGGGCGTCTCGACGTTCTCGAAAAATTGTCTCGCCTGTATCTCGACAAATAAACTTCAAGATGGGATAACCTAGATAACATGAGCGCTCAGATCGAAACTCGTCGCATCACGACCAACGAGTTCGAGCTTCGTTACGGTCCGACTGGTGACGGTATGTCCTTTTCGGGATATGCCGCCGTTTTCAACAGCGACTCCGAGCCGCTTCCGTTCACCGAGCGAATCATGCCAGGTGCATTCAAGAAATCTCTAAAGTCCAAAAACAATGTGCGGATGTACCTCAACCACGACTCTTCGATGCTGCTTGCCACCACACGGGCCAAGACTCTTCGCCTGTACGAAGATGAGCGCGGTCTCCGCGTCGAAGCCGACCTCCCCGACACCCAGGTCGCACGCGACCTCGCAACCCTCATGCGTCGCGGTGACGTCGACTCGATGTCATTTGGATTCTCCGTCCCACCGAAGGGCGACAATTGGTCCGACGATGGCATGGTGCGCGAGCTCCGCGAAGTGCGCCTCTACGAGGTATCGGTGGTGACTGGATTCCCCGCCTATGCAGCTACCTCCGCGCAGGTTCGCTCGTATGACATCCTCGCTCAACGGACGGCGCTTGACGTCGATCAGCTCGCCGAAGCGATCACTGTCCTTGAAGCTGGCGCCGAGCTCAACGACGATCAGGCTGGAATTCTCAGTGAGGCGGTTGCAAAACTTCGCAAGCGTCCCGAGCAGGTTCCCGCGAAGGTTGCTCTCTTGCAGAAACAACTTGAATTGGTGAAAGACATCTCCTAATCTGTTTGTACGCCTTGTGCGACGGAGCCGTCGACGAGTGCCCCCGTTCAGGAGCCTGTCGGGATCAAAAATCCCTGCGTGATACCAACTACCTGTCCTGGAGGACACACAATGAATGACTACATCCAGCGCCAGGTCGAGCAGCGTCAGCGTGCATGGGAAGCGGCCAAGTCGCTTCTCGACAGCGCTGCTGCTGAAAAGCGCGACCTGACGGCAGAAGAAGAGCAGAGCTACCAGCGAATCAACGACGAGCTCAACGAGCGTGCAGCTCGCATCGAGGCCCTGAAGGCCGATGCCGAGCGTGAGGCCAAGATCGAAGCGGCAACCCGCGAGATCGCAGGCCAGGTGCGCGGCAACGTGCAGCACGCACGCGGCGACGATGAGACCATCCGTTCGTTGGCCCGCGGCGAGATCCGCTCGTTCACGTTCGAGACCCGCGACGTCGTCAAGACCTCGACTGGTGCTCCCGTTCCGACCTCGTTCTACAACCAGGTCATCGAGCAGGCCCGACTTGTCGGTCCGATGCTTGACACCTCGACGGTGCTCCGCACCGCTGGTGGCGAGAACCTCCAGATTCCGTCGCAGGCTGGCTGGTCCACCGCGGCGATCACTGGTGAAGGCACCGCGATTGACGAATCGGATCCGACGTTCAACAGCTTCATCACCCTCGGGGCGTACAAGTATTCGTTCCTGCTCCAGGTTTCGCGTGAAATGATTGACGACTCGGGCGTTGACATTCTCGGCTTCCTGGCCACGCAGACGGGTAACGCGATTGGCTTCAAGGTCAACGCTGACCTCACCACGGGCGATGGCACCAACAAGCCGAAGGGCATCGTGGCCGCAGCTGGCTCGGGCGTCCTTGGAACGGTTGCTGGTGGCCTCTTCACGGCGGACAACCTCATCGACCTGGCCTACAGCCTGAACGGCGCTGCGCGTCGTCTCCCTGGCGTCGGCTGGATGATGAACACCGCTTCGCTCGGTGGCGTCCGCAAGTTGAAGGACACGGCTGGCTACTACATCTTCAGCCCCGCGCTGGCAGATGGCAACGACCAGCTCCTCAACTTCCCTGTCTACGAGAACCCCGCGATGGCCTCGCAGGCGTCGGCAGCTAAGTCGGTGATCTTCGGTCACCTGCCGAGCTACTTCGTCCGTATGGCTGGCGGCCTCCGACTGGATCGCAGCGACGACTACGCATTCAACGCGGACCTCGTCACGTTCCGCGCCACGATGCGCGTCGACGGCAACCTGCCCCAGACGAGCCACGTCAAATACTTCATCAACAACACTGGCGCCTAAGTCAGAGGGTTGATGATCCCCCGCTGGGGGTAATTGTCGAAGCGGGTCGGGACGAAATACACGCAGGGTCGTCCCGACCCGCCTAGACTCTCTAACAATCTGCGAAGGAGGACTGCGTGAATGCGAGTAATCATCAAGGGGGTCCCGCTGGACTTGCCCGAATTGGAAGCGACCCTGCTCATCCAGAAGGGCGTAGCTCACTTACAAGAGCAGTCAACGCTCGATCAAAGGACGCGGTTCGAGCCCTCTGGTATTCCAATGCCCCCTGGGCAGGAACAGGCTACGGACAACAAACCCAGCAAGCGGTCAAAAGGCTCACGCAAGACGGCCACGAAATCGCGGTCCACGCGATCTACGGGCTCGAAGGGTCGACGTCAGTCTGGAACGGAATAAAGATTTATCCCAGGGGAGTCACCCCGTACAGCGACGAAATCGTGACTGCCCACTGGCAGGAATGGACGCAGGCAACGAACCTCCCGAAGCTGCTCATCACTCTGTTCGACGTATGGGTGCTGAAGGCGCCGAACATCAGCATGATTCCCAATATCGCGTCATGGGTTCCGATTGACCATCAGCCATGCCCGCCCGATGTGTACGCATGGTGCGAAAAAGCGAACGTCATGCCTATCGCTATGTCAAAATTCGGCAAGTCGGAGCTCGATAAAAAAGGCATCCGCAGCCTGTATGTGCCACACGGCATCGAGGATGTTTTCAAGCCGACACATAAAATCACCGACTCATTCGGCAAAGAAATTACGGGCCGAGAAATCATGGGCTTCAATGAAGACCAATTCGTCGTGATGATGACGGCAGCCAATAAAGGCGTCTATCCACCGCGCAAGGCATTCCCAGAAAACTTCCTGGCATTTTCAATCTTCGCTCAACGTCACCCTGACGCAGTGCTCTTCATGCACAGTGAAGAAAGCGGATCCATGGGTGGCATTGACTTGAAAATGTTGTCTCAGGCGTGCGGAATCCCAGCAGACAGAATCCGTTACGCAGACCCATATGTGTATCGGATGGGCTACCCACAAAATGCGATGGCCGCTCTTTACACCGACGCCGACGTTCTCCTGGCAACAAGTATGGGTGAAGGATTTGGAATTCCAGTCGTTGAAGCTCAGGCCTGTGGCACCCCCGTTATCGTTTCTAACTTCACCGCGCAACCCGAACTATGTGGAGACGGATGGGTGATCGACGGTCAACCGTTCTGGGACCCAGCTCAAAAATCGTTCTTCTTTACGCCATCGGTGCCAGCAATCGTTGACGCTCTTGAAGAAGCGTATGCTCGCGGTCGGAAGCGATCACCGAAAGCGATTAGCTTCGCGAAGCAATACGAAGCGGACAAGGTGTACGAAGATCATTGGAAGCCAGCGATGAAGGAGATCGTCGAATGGTGCCGCTCGTCCCAGTCGTAATCGTCCCAGTGCTCACCGAGCACCATCGGGTCGATCAAATGCTTGAAAGTTTTGACGGGCATATCGACACCCTTATCGTCATCGACAACGGGAACAGCGGGTGGAAACCGTCAACCGATAAAGCCTCGAACGTGCACTGCTGGACGATGCCATCGAACCTGGGTGTCGCCGCGTCCTGGAATCTGGGAATCAAGGCAACCCCAAAATCGGAAGGTTGGATGATCGTCAACCATGACATCGTCTTCGGTGAAAACGGTGTCGCCGAATTCTTCGGTCTTGCTTCTCGGTCAAATATCGTGCTTGGCGGAAAACCGAATTGGTCCTGCGCATGGATCGGATCGGACGTCGTCAAAAAAGTTGGAATTTTTCACGAGGGCTACCATCCCGCCTATTTTGAGGATAACGATTACGAGCTTCGCGCCCGCGCCCTCAACGTCCCAGTCGCCCTGTCAATGGCACCGATATTCCACCGCAACTCCTCAACGCTTCAATCCTCATCACAATTCCAGGAACGAAACGCAAAAACATTCCAGGCGAACCGTGAACTATTCGAGGAACGGGTCAAAGCTGGCAATATCCCCGACAAGGAGTGGGATCTTCAACGAAGGCTCGACCTGTCATGGGACTGAAAACATCTCAAAGAATCACCCTCATTACCGTTTCGCTCCCCGAGCGGCGGGCACTGCTCACCGAAATGCTCCAGTCGGTAGCAGCTCAGACGATGGCACCAGCGGCACATATCATCATCATTGACGAGGGCCCACAGGTGCCAAAGCTCGCACGAGCCCTAAAAATGGTCGACACCGAATACCTATGCCAAGTCGACGACGACGACATCATCTACCCCGACCATATCGAAACGCTCGAAAATAACCTGGACGCCGACGTCGTCTGGACATGGTGCGATGTCACTGGCCGCGACTGGTCACCGAACCAGGGCTACGAACCATGGAAACTCCAATATCAGAACTACATCCCGTCCAACTATGCAGGGCGGGTAAGTAAAATCAGGGACGTCGGCGGATACCAGCCGCACGACAAAAACGATTACGAGGACTGGAACCTGCTCCGACGCCTGGAAAGCGGCGGCGCAACATTCGAGAACGTCCCTGTTATCACCTGGAACTATCGCTTCGGCCTGTGCCGACAAACGACTTGGTGAGGCCATGACAACAATTTCAGTAGTCACCGCAATCTGGGGAGATCGTTACCGTCAATTCGTGCCCGCCTGG